ATGTTTCGAAAAATAGAATGGTTGAGGCCTTGGCTATAATCAATGAAATAGATGTGAGGTTGAATATGTTTGCAGAGGAACAATGTTTGTTAGAGCTTGCAAGTTGTTACATACTTTTGAAGGATGAGAAACCGGATGAAGTAATACAGGAAAAACAGGACAAAAAAATTGAGATTTGGAAACAGGATGCACAATGCACCGCTTTTTTTTTAAGCTGGGCTATGAGACTCATCAAAAAATATTCCAATATCTCAGGGGAAGATTTCCTAACGTATTTGAAGGAAATAGAGGAGCTAGCAAACCGCTTAAACTTGCAAGTTGGGTTAAGGAAATAGAGGAGTTTGAAACAAGGGTAAATGAATTGAGTTATTTAGTTTGTGACGGTAAGTTATCAGATATAGAAGTACTGGAGAGAAAGTCAATCGTTGAGTATTACATGTCAATTTCTTTGTTCTTACGAAAAGCAGAGAGGATGTCAAAAGAGATTGAGAAGTCTAAGAAATAACCGCAGTGGGGAGCATGGCACCCCAAAAAATTAGGCCAAAGTGGGGAGTCCCAAAACACAGCATAATTTAATACTTCAAAACCATGCAGGACGTACAGAGAATTTTATTCCAGTTAGATAGTGATGCAAAGCGTTATATTGCTGACTTAGATCAGATCAAACAAAAATATACTACCCTTATAGCTGCTGAGGAAAAGGAAAAACAAACTACAGATCAACTTAGGAGTAAATGGGAACAGTTAAATAATTCCCGGTCAAAAGCAAACAACCCAGAGGATGTTACCCGATATAATGAGGAACTTAGAAAAACATCTACTCAGCTGGATAACGCAGCAAACAGACAACAGAATTTAAACGGCTTAATGTCATCTTTTGCAGCAACCCTTGGTATAATGTCGGGAGGTGCTTTATTGGTTGGTATTGGAAAGGATGCAATACAAATGTCAATGGACTTTGAACAGGTTTCAATATCATTTGAGACAATGTTAGGAAGTGCGGACAAAGCGAAAAAATTACTATCTGATTTAGTTGAGTTTGCTAAGAAAACCCCGTTTGAGTTTCCTGAATTGAAGGACTCAGCTAAACAATTGTTGTCCTTTGGTATTCCTTTGAATAATATCATGGGTGACCTGAAAATGTTATCCACTATTTCAGCTGGTAACGGGAAGAATTTAGGTGAACTTTCATACATATATGGAACACTAGCGACACAGCAAAGAGCTTATACAATCGATATTAGACAGTTTGCGACTGCTGGTATTCCTATCTATGACCTATTGAGTAAACGTCTTGGTGTAGCTAAATCTGAGCTGGATAAGATCATTGAAAGCGGTAAGATTTCATTTGATTTAGTCCGGGAGGTATTGACCGGGTTAACTGAGTCAGGTGGTTTGTATTATGGTCTTTTGGAAAAACAATCTGAAAGCGCAGCTGGGAAACTTTCAACATTAAAAGACTCATTCAGGTTGATGATGAAGGAGGTTGCTGATACATGGATGCCAGCAATAACAGGTCTGTTTGATGTGCTTATTAAGAAAATGGATTATGTTGGTGTTATCCTTAAGTCAATGGGTACCAATACAGGAAATGTTTTTAAGGGTCTTGTGGGTATTGGTTTAAATCAGGCAAAGGCTATTGAAGAAAACTTGGATAAATTCATTGATGCAAGGGTAAAAATTGCCTCACAGAATGAGAAACTAGGGAAAACAGAAAAGGAAAGAGTTACAGCTTACAGAGATACTCTATTATTCCAACTGGAGTCAGAAAAAGACATGAGCAGAAACAGACATGATGACATTATGCAAATTATCGCTGGTGCAAATCGATTCTTGGAAGTACTGGAGAAACAGGACAAAACTGCTACAAAATTGGTCGCAAATATCAAACCAGTTAAGGATTATATTGAGGCATTAAGAAGGAAATATGAAGATTTAAACATTGAAATTGAAAAGTTACAAAATAAACCAGGTCAGGAGTCAGAGGCAAGTATTACACTGGATGTAAATATTGATAAGAAAAAGGCTATTCAGGAAATGCAAAATACAATGGATGACATACGCAAGGAGATCAATGCTAAACTTGCTGAGGCAACCACTGGAGCGGATGAGAAAGTAAAACTCAATAGACAACTGGAGGAACTAAAAACATTTGAGGGTGAAAAGGGTAAAATAAGGGTCGCTATTGATAAAAAATATCAGCTAATACTAGAACAACAGTTGAAGGAGTTTAACCGTAAAAAACGACTCCAAGAGATCAATGATGCTAAGGATTTAGCAGATATGCAAATTGAGGTTCATGAGCTGGAGTATGAGAATGAGCAAAAGATGTATCAAATAAGGCTGGAGACTACTGAAAAGTATTATGACAGGCTCATTAAATTAGCTGAGGATAATGGTGCGAGTGAAATTGATATTGAGAAGTTGAAAAGTCAGAAAATGATTGCTTTGTTAAGATTACAGAATGAGGCAAAGGCAGACACTCTTAACAGACAATTGGCTGAGATCAATGGAACAGAAAACCATAATCAAAAAATGATGAGTATTGCAAGAAAGTCCCAGCTTGCAATGTTAAACAGTCAGAAAGAATCCGAACAAAAGAAACTGGATGCAATGAAAGCAGCTGGTAAAGAAGGAACTCAGGAATACCAAAACCAATTTAACAAGGTTCAGGAACTGGATGCAGAAATTCAGGACGAAAAAATCAAAATGGCTATTAACATAGCTGAGCAGTCCATGAATGTAATCAGGTCAGTATTTGATTTGATTAATACTATTTATCAGGGGAACATTGACAAACTGGATAGGTTAATTTCTTTACAGGAACAGAGGGTTGAATCTGCTAAGAGGTTGGCTGAAAAAGGGAATGCAGAAATATTAAAAGAGGAGAGAAAAAGACTGGAAGAAACATTGAAGGAACGTGAGAAGTTTGTCCGTAAACAGCAAGCACTGGCACAAATTGAGTTAATATCATATTCCACTGTGGCAATAGCTAAGGCAGCAGCTGAGGGAGGTATTGCAGCCCCGTTTACTATTGCAGCCACATTAATAGCTTTGTCAGCTGGATTAATAAAAGCCAAATTAGCAGCGGAAAGCGCAGCATATTATGAGGGAGGTTACACAGGAGACGGAAATCCTAGAGAGGAATCGCTTGCAGTGGGTAAACGTCCATATAGGTACCATAAGGGAGAATTTGTTTTTGATCATGAAACCACTGGAGAAAACAGAGATATTTTTGAGGCTATTCATAAAGGTAAATTGAACTTAAGAAGTGAACTTGCAAAGGCCTCAATGTTTGACAGGTTAGAAATGGGACGAACAAATTTAATTGACCCAAATGTTATTGCTTATCAATTATTGGGCGGTCAGACTCAATTAATGGAGGCTAAACTTGACAATATTGAGAAAGCGATTAAATCAATTCCAGCAAGTCATTTGAGTATTGATGAAAGGGGAATACATGCAATTTCTTCACGTGTGCAATTTAAACAGGACAGAATAAGGAGGGAGGCAAGATGATAATTTCAATAACACGAAGGGGATTAACGGGAGCGAATGGAACCCCGTACACTCCAGTAAATCCAGTACAAGGATTAAAAGATAATAAAGTCACAATGAGGCGCTCTGATGAAACAGGCGCCATTGTCTTTGGGTACTCATCGGAGTTGGTTTTTACCGGAGTAGATGCTGATGAATTAAAAGAGTGGTTAGTCGATGATACAAATGCTTTTACAAATTATTATGATGTCACGTTAACTGATGAATGTTGTGGACGTGCTTTTTCATTTATTCTTAAAAGCAATAATATTGACTGGTGCGAGACTACATGTGAAATTACAGCGCAATTGACAGAATACACCCCGGACACTAGGGCGTATGATTGTGTTAATTCTACATTGATTTTTGATGATTACGCAGGGTTTAAATCCTTAACACACCCACGTTTCCCGTATTGCATTGAGTTAAGGCCTCGAATGATTCATGATATAATTTTATTACTGGTTTCAGTGGTAGCATTGTTAGGGTTAATACTTATTCCAGTTGTGGCGGTTGTATCAATATTAATCGCAAGTGTTTGTTATATTATTAATATCCTGAACTGGATAATTGATACTTTGAATTTGGTTATTAACTTAATCCCCGGTGTTTCAAATATCCCAAATATACCGGGGTGTTCTGTATCATGGCAAAACCCTACCTATTTAATAAATCAGTATCAAAACATAATGACAAGGATTGAAAATTATGCGATAGGTTGTGGAAGGTTACACCCGGCTCCCTTGGTTCGTGCATATATCGACAATGTTTGTGGAAAATGTGGTATATCATTTCAGAGTACGATTTTGAATGACCCAAATTATCATAATGCGGATTATTACAACATGGTACTGTTTCAGGCACCTTGTAAAAATGGTTTAGATGACAATTCAGCTCAATACTGGCAAGAGGCTAACAGACCAATACAATCGGGTGCTCAGTTGCTGGATGAGCTTAAAATGGTGTTTAATGCTGAATGGAGAATTGTAAATAATGTGTTGATTTTTGAACGTCATGACTGGTTCAATAGTACAACCCCTTGGTTACAGACCTCACAACTACCTGAGGCGAATATCATAAAACAGTGTTACAGGTGGACTGCTATAGAGAGACCGAGTTATTTGGACTTTCAATATTCAAAGGACGGTGTTGATTGGGTAGGTAACGAGGCAATTGATAGATATAATTGTGTTGAGGAGTGGAATAGTCCATATAGTCCACTCCAAAAAGGGTCGCTGGATGTTGTGTTACCATATGCACCAGCTAGGTTTAGAAATGACGGTATAACGGATGACTTTTTAACAGATTACAGCTGGATTCCTTGGTTATCTAGTGCAATAAATACCTATGAACATGCATTGTTAATGAATGAGGGTAAATCATTCACATCAAAGTTGATGATTTGGAACCCTAACAGTGGGGTAAATATGGCATTTGTTCAGCATAACTACGGAGGTATGAGTTTCACATTTGCCGGTCCCGATCAGTTGTATAATTATCCGTTGTGGTGTTTCCCAGCATATCCCGGAAACTTGTATGACAGATTTTGGGCTATTGAAAACCCTAGGAACTCAGTTTTTAAGGGTTATGAGTTAGACCTAGAACTATTATTGACGTGCGATATTGTGACAAATGCGAGTATTGACAACCCTATTGAAATATTAGTAAATGGAGTTGCTCAGTTAGTAAAAGTTAAGGAAATTGAGATTAATTATAATGACCATATTGTAAATATAAAGGGGGAATTTTAATATGATTTATGAAAGTGTTACTAATCAGAAAGTAGATGATTTGGGAGCTTATTTTGAGTTGCCAGTTCAAACTAGATATTATGGAACAATAGGAGATCAAACAGAAATCTACTGGAGTGCAACCGATGAGGATTGTGAGGGTATTTTAGGATATGAGCCAGTGATAAAAATAAACTGTGCATTCTTTCAGGAAAATACAACCAATAATTTTAACAACATAGAGCCGAATTATGGGTACCAGTACCAAATTTTAAACTCTATGCCTCAAGGTGAATGGATTCCTATGGAGGGATTCGGTACAGGTTGGCAACAGATTTTAAACGCTCAAATTTGGATTTATAGAAAAGATAATAAAATATTTTTCAAAATGAAATTCCATACACATTTTGACTGGAAGGGATTTTGGAATAATGGAATACCTGATAACAAAAATAAGTACCTTAAAAGGTCATTTAATGATATGAATTTATTGCAGGGCGAACAGACCCCTGCAATTTCAGCTTATGACCAGTATTCACATCATGCAGCATTTACAATTTATCACTATTGGGGTTATAATGACGGAGTAAGTAATTTATTCCTTGCAGATTATTTGCAGTATTATTATGACTTAAATTTGAAATTTTGGAACCCAGTACTGGATGAAAAATATTGGGATTTACCAACATGGTCATTTGAAGTTCAGGGAGTTGCTACCAGTAACCAGTTAGCAATATATGAAAATACAACAGTAAAATTCACGTTACCGGATTTCCTACAGGCTGGAGACTATGCGGATAAAAAAGTAATATTTGGGTTTATTAATGTTTCCAATACGAATAATGCTTGTGATTTTCAAACCAATTATGAACTGTGTTATGTTAGGGCGGTAAATCATGCCGGGACTGGTACACTGGACAAATCATTATGTAAACCTTCGAGATCATTGTATAATCTATCAGGTGACATTTATCAGGCTGAAATTACAATTGATAAATCCTATTTGGTAGCGAATAAAAAGTACAGAATGTTTGCTATTGTTGTGATTTCTGACACTGGTTATGGAAGTGATACAGAGCAATACTCATATTTATCCGAGGAGTTAACTTGTGACTGGGTGGACGGTATTGCATGTAAAATGAATGTTGCTGCAACAGTTTCAGATTATGTTTTCACATACCTCGGAAACAATCCCCAGTATTTGGCACCAGCGCAAAGGATAAAATCAGAAATTATTATTGATTACTCAAACGATTTACTTATTGATTTAGCTCAGGAAAATTTAGGGATTACATTAACATCAAACGACCTAAGAGAGTTGGTAAGTTATGCCGTAATGACGTTAAAATCATATGACGGTTCAAACCCTGACAATAATTATGATGTTTTTGAGAGACGTATATTCCAAAAGACTACAGGCGTAAATTTTAACCTACCCACAGGAGGAACAATGGACTATTTTGGTTCAGGGTATGATAAGGGATTGAAATTTGAATGTGAATTTAGATTGAGACATGAGTCAAATCTCCCATGTTTAGAGTCTTATGCAAATGGTTTGTTGTTACCAGCTCCCACAGGTACAATGGATATGACAAATAGACAATGCAGGGTTTCATGGAATATCGTTTTAGTTTACCCGGCTCCCTGTATTTTAACTCAGGAGACTTTAAAATTAAATCAGACAATTGTTGTCAAACCGTTTCAAAATGCAAGTGTAATGCCTATTTATATGCTTGGTGATGATTACGCTCAGACAAGAATCGACCCGGAGGATATTGCTCAGTATTGTGCAAGTGGTTCCATATGTTGTGAAACAGATGTTATAGTAACAGCAGCAATACAGGCAAATTTGGCATTATCTCATACGATCAAACATTTATTTGGAGTGTTGAAACCAGCTTATTCAGTAGCTCAACAGTACGAATATGATGATTTTGTAAGTACTGGAGATATTACTCAAAAGACAGACCCGGAAATATTAAGCTCAGATGAGGATTTTGCTTATAATGCGGTACCATGTCCGGGAGACCCGAATAATTATTATTGTCCTCCAGTTGCAGGGGATTGTATAAATTCAAATTTACCAGTAGGGCAATACAAGGTTATTAGTTGGGCTTTCTTTGAGGATTATTTTGGTGCTGGTTCCCCTATAACCGATGTGACAATAACAGCAGATGTAAATAGTTTTACTGTTGATGTTGTGGGAATGTCAGGAGGGTTGTGGAGAATGTTTATTTATTCAATGGATAATACATTTGTTCAAAATTCATATGGACAATTTGTAACAGAATCGGGTACCAGCTCAACTTTTGACTTAGCGGATTTTGTTGAGAGTAATTCAGACCCTGAGTTTAAAGCATACACAATGAAAATTTTTATTGAGCATACTTTGGGATTGAAGAAATATGAAATTAATTTTGTGAAATCTTTTACAATAGTGTTATGATAAAAAATTGTACGGTAGAGCTAGAAACTACAAGGGAATTTGGGATGCAATATGCAGCCATGAGGAGCTTTTATGTAAAAGAATGTGGCAAGGAAATCCCTGAGATTCCTGAGGTTCCATGTATTCCCACTGACTGCCCTATTGGGTACTATACCAATGACCCAGTAAGAGGAGTAACTCCCGGACGTATTCTATGTTCAAATGATGAGAGCTATTGCAATAAGTTTGTGCCGGGAGATATTTTATACTTGCAATATCAATTTGAGGTATTTGGAGTATTAACAGGTAATCCTATGGGTTGGAACACTGGCGGTCAATGGGGCTTTGATATTATCATTGAGGACTTGGACGGAAACGTATTAATGTCAGGTATTCAAAATTTTGCAGATAATTATGGTGTTGGTTGGGATTGCGATTATAGTGAGTTTAGAGAGTGGATAAATATTAACACATCATTCTTTATGAACTATGATAGTTTTGTCATTCATTTGATCGTAAAGGATGATACAGATACAACCTATGATTATTTCTCATATCAATACTGTCAGGTGCAATGTGATGAGCAAACAATTTTAATTACATCGGAAATGACTCAGGAGGATGTTGACGGGTTTTGGTATCAGACCCCTGCAAATTATTCAGGGTTTGCTATGGACTATTTCAATCAGATTCGTATTGCTGGTAATTTTATGGCAAATGCTTTTGATATTGAAACGACTTTTACAAATGGAACGTTGACAAAAACAAAGAAGGTACCTAACTATTTGATGAGGACTGAGAAAATATCCCCGGACATTGCTGAGAAATTTGCTTTGATTTGTGCTGGAGCATTATTGAGGTTCGAAATGTGGCAGGGACAAACTCAGACAACAAACGAAATTTACTTAAAAAATCCTGAGTCAGTGACAAAGAATTTTGATGAGGGTATGTCATGGATTTTGGAAATTGTTTTCAAGGCAAAAATCGATGACTTTGATATTAATTGTTTAACTTAATTTGGCTTTATTCAAAAATCAGTGTATATTTGAGCATTCATTTCATATGTGGCACAAGCTCACCGCCAGCGTGGAGACCTCACCAAATGAGGGTTATTAATCATTAAATCTTATTTTTATGCAATTTTGTAATCCTAACTGTGTTGTGAATATACCGCAAGTTGACTGGTCAAATCAGTGTGATACTGATTTCAGAAAAGGTGGTATTTCACGAGTGGTGTTTATGAAATGTGACCCTACCTATGTTCACCCAAATCCGGGAGGCTGGAGTAACATTGATAACATCGAGGCTGCTATTTGTGCCGGGATTCTGTTTTTTACAGGAGAAGTACTGGCACAAAAACCAAAGGGAAGTTTTCAGAAAAAGAGACTTTCGTCATGCGCCCCTGAGCGTATAATCTCAGGAACAAAAACCCTAACATTCCAAGATTTTAACGCAGACCCTGATACTTTACAGGATTATACGTTTTGGAATGCAATTTTACAGAACCACCGTTTTATGAAGGTTGGATGGATTACTTGCGATGACCGTTTTTATCAGGTAGAAAGTACCTTTGATATTGAGGTTGACGAAGTAATTGAGGACACAAATGACGGTGCCAGTTTTTATGACGGTGTTGTAACGTTTCAGAATTTAAACATTGTTGAGCCTATCGTTGTGGAAGGTTTAAATGATTTCTTGAAGGAATTTTCTGTAAATGTTAACTGTTATGGATATTACGGAAGTTAAGAATGACAGGGGTGTCCTGATACTTGCAACCGGAAATTCACATTACGGTAAATTGGCCTTTAATCTCGCTATGAGTTTAAAGGCCAATGACCGTTTATGTCAGATTGCTTTAGTTTGTGAACCTGAGACCCTATCAAATTTAAGTGATTTGCATAAGGGGTTTTTTGATTACATTATTGACATTCCTAAGGAGTGTATTACTCATAACGGAGAGCCTCACCATTTCAAGGCAAAAACAGAATTATATTGGCTGAGTCCGTTCAACAAAACCCTGTTTATTGACGCAGATAGTTTGTGGATTCCAAAACGTAAAGTAAGCTGGTTATTTGGAGAGCTGGAGGGAATTAAATTCACAGTTCAGAATAATTGTTATTATGACGTTTTACAGAGGAAAACTATTGGAGCTAATAATTATATCTTTTGGGGTAACATCGATGAAATTTTAAGCTATTTTGACATAACAGACAGGTTAATTCAAACCAACACAACTTTGATGTATTGGGAGAGGTCAGAAATAGCGGAAAAGATTTTTACAACTGCTTTGGAGATTTACGAAAATGACAATGCACCGAAACAAAAAAAGAAATGGGGTTATGCGGATGAGTTTTGTTTTAATGTGTCAATGAGATTAAATAATTTTGAACCTCATGAAATACCTTGGAGACCTGTGTTTATTCATTTCCTAAATACTGGAGTGAATAATTCATTGATGATGTCAAACTATTGGTTGATTACAAACGGAGGTGCAAAAACAAATCCAGTACTGGTAAAATTTTATAATACCTTGGTTAATGCTTATTGTGTAACTGAGAAAGTTCCTGACAGATATTATCATATTGATAAGGAAAAAGTAATTGCAGAGCGTAAATGAGAATATTGGTAAAATTTCCCACTAGAGGGAGAAAAGACAAATTTTTTAAAGTACTCGATTTATATTATTCTTTAGCGAGTGATATTGATATGATGTTGTTTGAGATTACACTCGACAAAGATGATGATCAAATGAATAATTTGAGGGCTATTGAGAAACTACAGACCTACAAAAATTTAAACTTTACTTTCGGTGTATCAAAAAATAAGATTCATGCTATTAACAGGGACTTAGACAAATATAAGGAATGGGATATTGTGTTACTGGCATCAGATGACATGGTACCCAAAGTAAAAGGTTACGATCAAATCATTCGTGACAACATGAAAAAACACTATCCTGATACGGACGGTGTTTTGTGGTTTAATGACGGATTACAAGGTTCAAATCTTAACACCCTTGTAATTTGCGGAAAGAAATATTTTGAACGTGACAGATATTTGTATAATCCGATTTATGAAACTTTGATGTGTGATGTAGAGTTTATGGAGGTTGCAAGAATGAGGGGTAAACAGAAATATTTTAATCAGGTTATCATAAAACATGAGCATATTGGTTATGCTGGCAACATGGATGAAACAGCTCGGAAAAATAACAATTGGGGTAAAGACACAGAAACGTTAAATAAAAGGAAATTAGAAAACTTTGGTATGAATACACCTAAACCTATACAAGAAACAAAAACGTTTTATTTTCATAACGCTATGAGATTAGGTGACGGTATTTTTTTCATTCAATATCTAAGGAGACTTTGCGAGTTATACCCAAATTATATTTTTTGGTTTTATATCAATTCAAAATTGTCAAATTTCTATGAACTGGAGAAACACATCGGGAAATATGCAGGGAGAATAATTTTATCAGAATTAAGTGTCAGGAAAGGCATATCTATTGACTGCTGGATAGGAGACAATAGGTTTTATTATACTCATGCAAACAGAGAGATTTTAAATGAATTTTATTACCATTATTTTGAAATGCTTTCTAAGAAAATAGGTGTTCAAAATCCTATTCAGAAAGATTGGAAATTTGAACATGAAAATATTATAGATTCAAATAAATTTGAGTATGATATTTTAGTAATTAATAGTCGTGCAATGTCGGGACAAGCTGCATACAATAAACTGGATATTTTAAATTTTGTCAATAAACATAGAGATTCACATAGAATTATTACAACCGATAGAATTGAGGGTTTTCCATGTACAAGAGATCATAATTTATCCACGTTAGAAATTGGTATTTTAAGCACGAAATGTAAATATATTATAGGATATAATACCAGTCCTATTATTGCGTGTTTAAATGAGTTCACTTTAAAGAATTGTGAGGCATTTTATTACATTGATACAACTACAGGGTTTAACTATCCAAAAATGATTAAGATCAATTCTTTTAGCGAGGTTGATTTTAAAAAAAAAATTGTAATTGAGAAAAAAATAAGTAGCTCGGATATTGATATTTATGTAACAACATTCAAAAGACCGGAAATAACAAAAATTTGCATCGATCAAATTGAGAAAACAAAACAGGGCGCGACATTAAATATTTACAATGATGAAATTGATAAAATTGGTATCGAAAAACAGAGGGTTGTTCAAATGAATGATTTTATTAAAAAGGATAAAAATTTTATGTATTTAACGGATAATGATTGTTTCCATGATTCAAATTTTATCGATGTTTTAATATATTATTTTGAGAAATATAATTTGCCAGTTTCATTGTATCGATCAAATAATTTAGTGAAGTCAAAACAAATAAGCGAAAATGACGAGGTTGTTTTTACCGGGCATTGTCCGGGTGCTTCCATGTTACTCAGTAAAGAAATGGTTAAAATCATTTTAGGTTCAATAAATAAAATAAAAACACATACATCATGGGACTGGAAAGTTTGTGAAATATTGAAAACATTTATTGTGACTAAAACAAGTTTTGTCCAGCATTTCGGAGAAAACGGTTTGCACTCCTCCCTAGGAAAAGATGAGGCCGTAAATCCTACAGAATATTTAAAAATAAAGACTGTTGAATTATGTTAAAATTTATTGAGTTTGAAGGTGAAAAATATCCTGAATGGGAGTCTCAGGGCTGGGCTTCAAAATTTGCTTTTCCATTTGCAATAAAAGTATGTAAAGGTATTGGTGTTGATATTGGTTATTCCCGTCCTGAGTGGAAACTCCCACTTGCAAAAGGCATTGAAATAGGTGACATGTTACCCGGTAAAGAAACTCAGGATTATGTTTTTTCAAGTCATTGTTTGGAGCATTGTGATAGTTGGGTAGAAACTTTGAGTGAGTGGATTTCATTAATAAAATCAGGTGGAATTTTATTCTTATATTTGCCTGACTATTCACAAAAATACTGGAGACCTTGGAATAATAGAAAACATAAACATGTTATGGTACCCGAAGTATTGAGGGATTTTTTAAATGAAAATGGAATGAAAAATGTTATGGTTTCAGGTGTAGATTTTAACCACTCTTTTATGATTATAGCTGAGAAAATTTAATACAAAATATTATGCGATTCAAAACAATAGAGGAACTTTTAAAGTATATTATTTTAAATCCAAAACCTCACAACAGCGAGAACTGGGAGAAAGTATTTAGAGAAATGGCGGTACATTCAAGGATGTTACCGCCAACTGATTTATTACTCAGTAGGAGGCCAAATGAGGAGGAGGAAATATATAAATACAGACTGGATAATTATGAGGCTATAACCTACGGGTCAATGAATAGAGCTTTGGATAATCTTTACAGGATTTTTAACAGTATCAATTATTCAATCCAGTGCAATGATCAGTTAAAAGAATATTTGGCTAGTCAGGAGTTTGATAACCTAACATTCAAGTCCTATATGGAAACGAATGTTTTGAAAAGAATGATAGAGGACCCAAACGGATTACTTGTATGGTACCCGTCTGGTGAAGGTTTAAAAGACGGTTCTATAAAGGTTGATGTAAAACCAATACTTGTGGAATGTGATGATATTATGTACATCGATTCAGATTATTGTTGTTTCGAGAGTGAGGAGCATAATTATTATATTTTGGACGGTAAAGAATATGAGGGAGAAGTTTACTGGGCTTTTGACAGGGAAAACTTTTATAAATTTATTCAGGTTTCTAAATCTGATTACGCTATTGAGATTGTTTACTCTCATAACCTTGGTATAACTCCCTGTTTAGTATTGGGTGGAAACATTAACGCTAACGGTTATTTTGATAGTTTCTTTAGTCCCTATTTGGCTTTTGGAAACGAGGCAATCAGGCAATTTTCAGACTGGCAAGCTATAATGGTCACATCAGGGTTTCCATACCGGGAGGAACTTGCAACAGATTGTACAAATCCTTCATGTTATGGAGGTAAAGATAAGACCACAAAGGAAACCTGTGGAGTTTGTAAGGGTACCACAAAAGTAATTTCAAAAAGTCCGTTTGGTGTTTATGTTCGAAAACTTCCAGCTGCTTTGTCAGAAAGTAAGGATAATTTTTCAATCCCTTCACTTCGCTTTATTTCACCGGATGTAAATGTATTGAAGTACTCAGGTGAAAGTTGGGAAAAACTCATTGAGCTTGCAGAAAAAGAGTTGCATTTGAATAACATGGATGTTTCTCAAAGTGGAGTTGCAAAGGATATTGACCGGGAGGAACTTTTTGCAATGCTTAACAAAATAGGAAATTACTATTTTGATAATCTCATGACCCCGTCACTGGAGATAATTGAGGCGTATAGAAACATTGCACAGGAAACAGAAGTTTTTGTTATCAAGCCCTCAGATTTCAGAATTAAGTCAGAAATTGACCTGATTAATGAGATTACAACCCTTACAGAAAAGAAAGCACCAACAATGTTTATTTCTGAGGCAGTAAGACAGCTTACAAAGAAAAGGTATGCCGGAAACATATTAAGTGAAAAAATCATGGATTTGATCATGTACTGGGATTTACTTTCAGTTTACAATATGGAGGAAAAAACTCAATTGAAATTAAGCGGTGCGGTATCAAATGAGATTTACACTAAGTCAATTTACGCCTATCAATTAGTTTTGCAGTTAGTGAATGAAATTACTCAGGAACAATTTATGAAAAAATCATTTGAGGAGCTTTCAGCTAAACTCAATGAAATGATTAAACCGTATTATCAACAAAAGGATGTATCTTTGTTTGACCCAAATGGTAACGCTGTTTAATGGCTAAGATCGACAAAATATTACAGAATATAGATTCAATTAAAAGTACTGGTGAAAGTAAGTTAATTCAATCTGTGAAAACTTCGAGTGAGGCAGTTTATACCCTACTCGAAAATTTGCTTTTAGGGCTTAGTTCCTCAAATGGTACTTTGTCACTGGATGAGTCAAGTAAAAAGTTCCTGTTATCATTGAACGATAAAATTTATAACTCTCTCATGACCTCCGGTTATAAGAATAGTGTTGCAAAATTTGTTAGGTCTTTTAGTGAGATCGATGCGAATTTGGTTGACCTACATCAGGAGGCCTCCGGTATAAAAGTAAACCTATCAAAGTTGAGTGACATTCAAAAAGCTGAGATACAAAATACTGTTGACAGGTTGTTAGGAAATTCGATTGATGTGAATTTTGTTGAACCAGTAAAAGAGAGTCTTTACAGACATGTTGCACATGGTGGGAGTTTAACGGATGCAAAAAAGATATTGAAAAAATATTTAATAAGCACCCCGGAAAATTCTACAAAACTGGAGAGATATGTGTCACAGGTTTCAATGGATTCAATTAGCCAGTATGAGGGAGCAATGCAACAGAAAATTGCTGAGGTGTATGAATTGAATGCGGTTATGTATGTTGGCTCAGTGATTAAAGATAGCCGGGCACAGTGTAAAAAATGGGTTTCAATGGGTACCATAAGGAACGAGGATTTAAAAAAAGAAATTGACTGGGCGTATAAAAATGGCTCAGGAATGATCTCAGGTACAACCCCTGAGACTTTTTGCATTTATAGGGGTGGGTATAATTGTAGGCATTCTGCAATACCTGTATTATTAAAAAATAAAAATTAAAACGTATGTCAATTACATTAACTAGAATAACCGGACAGAATAAAGTTTTATTGACTGATTTGAGTGGATTTGTTTGGGCTTTTGAGGGCAATGCAATACTTTCCCCCACTGGTGCAAATAACATTGAAATTTCATATAATAAAATGGTTTATTTATCATTCGACTGGAATGATGTAGCAAACCCAAATGAGGGTCACACATTTTGTAATAGAAATGAGTGTATAGAAATGCTGGCACGTTATTATTTTTATCAGGAGGAAAATGTGATTGTTGGAGGTGGTGGGGATTCAGTTTGGGGATTAATTACAGGAAACATTAATGATCAAACGGATTTAATTTCTTTAATATCATCAAGCACCTCTGATATTATTCAAAATTTTATTGTTTATTATTCAGGAGCTACAACAGTTGTAGGTAAAATTTACGGAGATATTCAGGACTGTATTGATTATGCAAATAATTTTGGACTACCTATTTTATTGTTATCTGATACAGACATAACTGATCTGATTTTATATAACGATTTACATTTTTTTGGTTTAAATCGGTCAGTTGTTTTATCAAATTCAGATAGTATCAATTTTGTGAATAATTGTTATTTCCACAATTTAAGTGTTAGTATTCTTCTTTATGATAGCTCATGTAATTTATATGTGGATAATTGTATTGTTAAAAATTTATCTTTTGAAAATCCAAGTACAGGGTTTGATTCTAAAATATACATAAGATACTCATTAATAAATTGTGATGTATTCATTTATGAGAGTCATATATTAACAATGTTTGCATGTTATACAGATTCAAGTCAGGAAATAAATATTAAAGGTGGTACCCTTATAAGTTCAAAATTAGGGTTAAATTTTGACGTTACTTTAGACACTGGTATATGGAGTAATTTAGATGATTCTGATAACATAGTTCAAGGTTCTACTCAGTTATTTGTATCAAGTGCTGAAAAATCTACATGGAACGGTAAAATATCAGGTACTGAAAAAGGTAGCGCAAACGGTGTTGCAACACTAGATGCAAATAGTTTAATACCTGTAAATCAAATCCCTCCCAGCGTAATTGAAAGACTTGTTATTGTTGCCAATGAGGCTGCAAGGTTTTCCCTTACTACTGCTACTGTTCAGAATGGTGACACAGTTAAGCAAGTAGACACAAAGGTTATGTACTTTGTAAAGGATGACACAAATTTAAACAATGCAAACGGGTATGAGATATATAATGCTGGAACAGCAGCAAGTGTAGACTGGGGAGGTGTTACAAGTATACCCTCAAATGTTTCTACATTTGGCACGTCAGGAATTACAAATACAATTACTACTAATTTAACAGGTCTTTTGTATGGTAATGGTTCGACAATTTCAGCACAAACAGGAACGGCTACAAGGTTGGCAATATTTGGTTCAAATAATTCATTAACAGATAGTGTTAATTTAATTTGGGATAACTCAAATTTTGCATTGGGGGTTCCTATTATAAAGGCTATTTCTGACGGTACCACTGCGATAAAAATAAATGCTTCAAATGGTACTACAAATATTTTGACGGTTGATACTACAAATACAAGAATTGGTTTTAGTTGTACTCCGTCTTATGATATTTCATTTTATAAGGAAACAGCTCATACAATTGGTATAGAAAGGAGTACAACTCCATCAACGGCTGGAGCTGATTTAACCATTTTGGCTGGAAGTGCTACCTCAGGAGGAACGAATTTAAAGGGTGGTAATGTAATTATATCGACTGGAATATCTACAGGAAACAATACGTCTACAAAAATAGATTTTCTAGTTCCTACAGCTGGAACAACTGGAACAGCTGATAAAGTGCCAACAAGTGCCTACTCAATAACAGGTTCAACGTCTATAGTTCATAATATGACAGGCACGTTAAATGTTGGTGGAGCAATTGCATGTCCTCAGTATTACGGGGCTTCGTCTTACTGGAATATTTCAGGAAATTTTACCCCTATTTGGAAATTATCTAATGCAAATATAAATCAATTGCAATTTATTGGCAGTAGTTCATCAACTGACTTTTTGCTCACACTCGATAATAAATTAAAAAGAATAGGTTTATTAAATGCTTATCCTCAGTATGATTTATCAATTGACGGTACAATCGCTAGAACAATTGGCCTCAATAGATATGCTGGTAATAATACAGCAGGCAATAATTTGACTATAATTGCTGGAGGAGCAAATGCAGGTGGAGCGATTACATCTATTTCAGTAACTAATGGAGGAACAGGATACACGACAGGCGATATATTAACAGTTACAACGGGGGGAACAAATGGAAAGGTTTATGTTACATCTGTAAGTGCCGGGGTAGTTGTATCAGTAGTATTAATACAAGAAGGAGAAAATTATACTACAGGAGCTGGAAAAGCTACAAGTGGAGGAACAGGTGCCTCATGTACCTTAAATATTGCAACTGTAAGAACGGCAGCGACAGATAAAGACGGTGGGATGTTATATTTATATCCGGGTGTTTCTACTGGTACGGGTAAAAGTAGCGTAAGAATGGGGAGGTATTCAAGAGCCACGTCTACTGGAGCAGTAGATAATACAATTGCTGATGCGTTGATACTCCCTTCAAGAAAGCATTTAACAGATAATACTGCAATTGATTTATTTGAAATAACGTTAACAACCGGATTGTTTTCAGGCGGGATAGTAAATTACTCAATATTTTGTACAGACGGAACAGAATATCAGATTCATACAGGCATTATGGTTTTTGGAGCTGCAAATAAAGCTGGTACAGTAACATGTGGGTTTGACCATGCATCGGCAGCAAGTGGACTTGAGAAAGACATAGCAACAGGGGGAACAATTACAGGCACATTCGCAATTACAGCAGGAACAAATAAAGCAACAGTGAGTTTAAATGCAAATAGTTCATTGACCCCAACTACTTTATATATTGAGTATAATGTTGATTTTTTTGGTACTGGTTTATTTGTTCAATTATAATTATATTACATTTGTAGCAAATAAATTTATGTACTATGGAGAAAAAACTTATTGAATTGGTAACACTCAATGAAGTGTTTAATCAAATGCTGGGTATTAATAGCCCTGTAAAAAATTTTGTGATAAAAAATATTTCACTGTTAAAAAATCCTATTTTATTTTATGATGAACATAAAAAATTAATCGAGGAGGAGTTTTTGATAAAAAATGAAAATGGAGATTTTTTAAAAAAAGACAACACTCCAGTTACTGGAATAGCTGTTTACAGTCAACTTAAATGTAAGGACCAAAAAGAATTTAAAAACGCTTTTGATAAATTAGATTCAACCATTTTTAATATTGAATTTTTACCTATTGATTGTGATAAGATGATTTTTTCAGTAAAATTGGAGAAGGAAATTAAATTAAAAGATTGGTTTGAATTTGAAAATTCATTTACAACTTATCAGTTGGGTGTATTGTATGAAAATAATTTACTAATAAATTTTTAATTATGGAAAACAGAATGTGTAAATGCGAAAAGGAGGGTAAAATAATTACTCTTACTGAGTCAACTTTAGAGAGGTTGATGAAAATTAAAAAAGAGGCTGATAAAATTAATTTTATATGTTATGTCGAGGAAAACAATTCTGAAATCAAAGGGGGGAATGAGTCCAAAGGATTCACAGAACCAAAGTCAAATGAACCCGGAAAACAAGCAAACACAGGAGCAAACAAACCAAACTCCAGTAAAGGAGGAAAGGGCTCAAAAAACACAGCCAAAAAAGGTGGTAAATCAAAATAATGAGCTAGGAACTTTTGAAAGTATTATTGACCTTCCCACCCCGGAGGGTTTTCAGGTTTTTTGGGGTAATAAAAAAATAAGTAAATAATTTTTAAAAAATCAAACGTAATGGACGAAATTTTTAAATCAATTCTCAAATCACTTGGAGCAAGTGAGGAGACAATCACTAAAATTGAAACGGCTTTGAAGGAAACGGATGAGGCTAAAAAGAAAGCATTTAACAGCAAGGAAATTGTTGACGGCTTAATTGCTCATCAAAAAAGGTTGCTAGAGAATGACAGCGATTTTATCAGTAAATTTCAGAGTGCTGAAAAAGGTAAATTCATGGAACAGTTAGACCGAAGATTGAAACAGTCATTTGGTATTACAAATGAGGATTTAAAAGACAAAACTATTGAGGACAAAATCACATTTGCAAAAAGTTCATTTGAAAAAAATTACTCAGCAAGTGCCACAGAGTTACAGAATGAAAATATCAAACTTAAGAATGAATTAAAAAACATTCAGGAGATTGAAATTCCAAAGATCAAAGGGGAAACAGAAAGTTTCAAAAAATCCTTAAAAATCGATTCTGCTATTACAAAAATTGTAGGTGAAAATAAATTGAGGGTTTCAGCTGATGCAATTATCCCGGCTTTAAAATCGGTACTCGAAAACATGTATCATGTGGATATGAATGAAACCGGAGACTTGCAAATTTTGACCAAAATTGATAAGCTGGGAATTAAAAACCCGGACGGTACAGCTCTTTTATCTGCAAAGGATATTATTGTTTCCAAATTGAAAGAATTTAAGGCTATTGAGGAGAGCAATGCGGATGATGACCCTAATAAAAAGAAGAAAACTGTTGTGGTTTCTGTAGAGAAAAAAGATGATGATATTCACGCAGTTGGATTAAGCGCAGCTGAAAAGCATTTGTCAGACGTAAAAAAATTATCAGAGAAAAAAGAATAATTTAAAAAAATATGTTTTATCTTTGAGGTGAGTTTTTGAATAGAGCTCACCTTTTTTTGTGGTTTTGGCAGACCAACTAAAAAGCCAGTAAGTGGAAACCCTCCCAAAAGTTAGGGCAAATTATCTAACTTTTAAATTTTAAATCACATGAGAAATTTTATCGTTTTTGCATTAATAATGTTCGCATCGATTGTGGGCTATGCAACTCAAACATTGTCACCGCTGGGGACGTTTGCCCTAGCGAGTATTGGTAGCACTTTCATTGAATTGCCAAAAGGGATTTTAGCTGTCACGTTTACCACTGGTATTTGTGAGAAAATTCAAAGCTCCCTTATTGACATCATGAAGCAAAAAGCACCTCAGTTAAATCGTACTAAAGTGGGTTATTTGGATTTTCTTTTGAGTCCCCAAAATACCGCTGGTGTTCAGGTTATTCCTATTGATCAGGGTAACGGAAAGAAAAGAACTGTTCGTGTTAAATATTTACAGAGAGGCCTTGAAAGTGACATCATTGATGATGCACCGGAAGGATGTACTACATCTCTTGAAAAAGAGCCTAAGGAAACTGATGTTGATATTGAAAACTACAAAGGAACCAAAGGACTTAAATTCACAGAGGATGAAATGAGAAAACTTTGTGAAGCTGACAGCGTTTATATCAATAACGTAATCAGGGCAGAAATTGACCCTCTTATTGTTTCTTTGGATAAATCTTTGATCGCTTTACAGGCAACCAATTTTGGTAAATTTAACCCGGATGTTTCCCCAGCAGATTATAAGACCGTTAATCTTCTTTACGGAGATCGTGATGAGCCTTTATACATCGGGGAAAAGAAAATTATCACTGATTTTGAAAACCTCAACGCAAGTGGTAGGCCTTCATTAATCGGTAGTGGTAAGCTGGATGATTATGCTATGCAACAGAAAATCGGTTGTTGCAATGACTACGGTGTTAATTTGGCTGGAGCTGGAAACTTTGATTATTTCAATGACAGGTTCGTAGGGTCTGTTTTGGGAGATGCTGATAAGTTTATTGCTGCAATGCCGGGTTATGTTCAACTGTTGACATGGAATAAGTATGTAGGTACATACATGAAAGAAAATGCAACATTCAGTCATACTACATTGATAGACCCATTCACAGGCCTTAAATTTGACATGAAAATTCATTATGATGATTGTAATGAGTTTTTCTACATGCAATTTGGGTTATGGTATGAATTATTTTTCTTACCAACGGATGCGTTTGCATACGGTGACGAACTTGCAGGGGTTAACTACACCCTCCAGTATCAGGCTGCAAAGCTTAGTTCATAAGAAGTTAAGTTGTAGAGAAGGGGAAATAAAAAGTTTCCCCTTTTTTTCTTTAAATCCCATGTTATATGAATTGTTTAGAAAATATTTATTCCGGTAACGTTATTGTAATTGGAATCAGAGATTATAAAAATTGTGAGTCTCCGATAAGTGGACTTTACATAAATGACATTGAAGGGTTGACCTTAAAAACACTTGCAGCTGTTACCAATGAGGAGCATGAGTCAGGCTATAAGTTTGCAAAAGATAAAATTTTGTTGGCCATTAAATTGGTCATCGATGATTTTAAGAGTCAGATTTTCCCTACGTGGACTATGAACCAAGTAATTGAATCAGGTTTTACAGGTGTTTTTGATAGTAAGTTTAACAATATTGCGCCACTGGAGAGAGGTGTATCTTTGGAGCGTTCCACCAATACCAAACTTGCAAAAATATTTATCAATGAGCTGGAAATTTTGGTTGCTGACACAGGAGACAATACCATTAAGATAATTGACGGTCTGAATACTCAATTAATACCCGTTTCTTTGGTTGCAAATGAAAAGTTAACCCTACAACTCAATAAGGAATGTGAAAGCGATTTTGTGACTATTACAATGGATAATTATGCTATGAGGACGGCAAGAATGAACCAAACAACCCGGATGAGTGGAGGAGGATGTCGTTCATGTTTCCATTCACGTAGAACTGGGTCGGATAATCTCGAAAATACAGGCTGGAATGGTACAGGAGAGGAATATCAAATGTATGGAATAAATGCTAAGGCTACATTGAGATGCTCTGAGGAGGAGTTAATTTGTTCAGTTTACGATAAAATGTATTTTCTATTTTGGTTGAGGTCAGGAATGGAAATTTGCAAGGAAATTGAAATGAGTACCCGGCTAAATCCTATTGCATTATTTGGGAAGGAAAAAGCAGCGCAATTGTATGAGCGTTTATCAGGCGAATATGAAAAGAAATTCAAAATATTTGCTGACTCTATAGGCCGGTATTTAGGCCAGTTTTCAGACCTTTGTTTAACTTGTAATAAATCTAAACATGTTCAGTCAAGACCGTAAAAAATTTATGGGTTGCTCGACTTGTAGCAAACCGAGACCCGTTCCACGTCCAAAACCGAGACCAACGCAGAAACCTAAACCTATTAAAATTTGGGGAAAATGAGAGAGAATTTAGTGTCAGTTACAGGAGGCAGTATTTTAACAATGGTAGTGAGTGCATTGACAATGCAGGGAGTTTTACAAGCGGTTTTACTTGGATTAATAGGGGGTGCAACTGGTTACCTTGGTAAATTACTTTGTGTTCTAATTATTCGTAAAATAAGAAGAAATGAACCTGAAAGAAGCAATGTTGAAAATCGACAGTCTAAAGGCAGAAATTCCCGGTATAATAAAGGGAGCTGAGGAGGTCGCAGTTCAAAGGGCTTGGGCTGAAATGTTGCGTAGAATTTTCAATGAAGGAAAGGACTCAGGTGAAGAATCCTTGGGGAGATATTCACTTTCATGGTCAAAGGTAAGGGCTAAGGCCGGGAGACAAACAAATTATAAGGATTTGGAGTTTACCGGGAAACTGAGAAGGTCGATAATAATCGGAGAGAGTAACGGAAGTGTTGTAATAGGTATTTTGAAACAATCGTACAAAAATAAGTCCGACACTGTTAAAGTTTCAGAGAGCTTGGAGGCCATGAATAAAAAAGATATTTTTAAACTCACAAATGACGAAATTGAGGCAGCAAAAGAGGCTGGTTCAAATTTCTTCATCAGGGAAATAATGAAAAGAATTTGACATGATAAAAGATGTTTTAAACCATATAGGTGAAAATGTTAACACTCTTAACGCAGGAGTGTTTAATCATTTTAGCACTAATTGTATTCGGATTAAGGGGAGAGTCATTAAAGGCTTTGGATTCGAGAGTGAAGATGCCGGGATGTCTGACATTGAGGGCAGGGGTTTTTATATCAGGTATAATGGTACAATTACCTACACCAATAATGCAAAGTCGATTAGATCAGGGTCAAAACCTATCAGATTAATTGCTCCATTACGTTTGTGTGTATATGACTTTGAAGATACTCCCCTTGACCCGTTTTTGATTGAACAAAAAATGAGAAATGATTTGCTTTCAATCCGGGATAAATCATATGTAAGTGAGAGCCAAAAAATGGTTGATTTGGAGATAAGGAGTTGCATTCTGAATAATTATGAGGCAATAATGAATGAGTTGGAGGTTAAGTCTTGGGATGACCTCGGAAAGAATGCAAAAAATACAGTGGTAATTATTGATTTTAATTTAACCTTAGACTGTTATCATGACAGTTGTATAACACTTTGTTAAAATGGAATGTTGTAAAAATTGTACTTGTTTAGACCTTGGTTGTTTTTTTCATAATGAATCAAAAGACCTTGGTATAATTGCGGAGATGTCGGGTGAATATGTTTTTATTTTTAAGGCCTCTTTTGGGTACCATAAGACTACAATTGTTTTTGAGGCTTTGGACTCCCTTAAAATTCCTGTTGAGGTTGAGTTAAATGAGAATATGAATTATACACTAGAGATAATTGACCCGGCTGGTGTAAAGGTTTCAGTTGAAGGTAAAAGTTGTTTTAAATTTCAGGTACTTATTAATAATACTGTTTGTGATGATGACACCATTTACTACCCTAGTTGATTTTTCTATTATTTTGGTGTTCGCTTTCATAAATGCGACACTCACATATTTTCTCCAGTTCTGTTTTAGGGATGGGGCAATCTTTGAAAAGTGGTTGCCTTTTTTAGCGAAAAATACCCTGAAAAAACGTGATAAAAATATGTATGATATTATTTCACGTATGCCAGCAGAAAAACGAGATTATGAGTTTATTCAGGCAGCCAGTGATTATTTTTGGTTTAAGATACTTGGTGGTTGTTATGTATGTTCAAATGTTTGGCAAAGTTTCGGGACCTTCGGTATTGTTTACTTTATTTGCTCAGTTAATATTTTTTGGGGGATTCCCTTTGTGTTAATTTCTAATTTCCTTTTACGGAAAATGTGGAACGATGAAAAAGATTAATTATGGAACTGGTAAGGATTTCTAACAGATCGGAAAAAATAACTGCAAATTTTAATGTACTGGAGTTTTGGAGGAAGTCAAAACCTCAGGTTGAGTATGATTTTCCTAAATGTTTTTTCGGTGCCGGGCAAATATTACATGATTATTATCATTGTACGGTTGACGTGACTTGTGCTAAATCTGATACTTATAATTTCGGATACCACAGACTGGGAAGGGCAACGGACTACCTGCCAACAGAGAGAAGGACGGAGATACTTGCAGACTTTAAAAATGAATGTTTGAACTGGATAAATGGCAAGGGTTCAAAGCTAATTGAATCGCTCAGGTCAATAGGGATAAATGGTTTTGGAATTGAGGGTAATTGTATACACTTGGATAACAGGGAAAGCAATACCAGTAGGGTTGATAAATATGGTAAGTACATTGTTTTTGAATTTAAGTTTGCACCTGACGGGAAAACATTTTTAATAAATAAATCACTATGAAAAATATTTTATCAATTGACGGAGGGGGAATAAGAGGAATTATACCCGGTGTGATACTTGCATACATCGAGAGTGAGATCGTTAAAAAAACGGGGGATAAACAAGCCCGTTTGAGTGATTACTTTGACATGATCGCTGGAACTTCTACAGGTGGAATTTTGACATGTTGTTATTTGGCTCCCGGTAAAAAGTATTCAGCTCAGGATGCAGTAGATTTATATTTAACAAATGGTGGTCAAATTTTCTCAATACCCGGTTACTGGAAAATAAAAAGTATGTGTGGCCTGAATAATGCAAAGTACCCTGTAGAGTATTTTGAGAGTTTACTTGAAAGGTATTTTAAGGGTTTTAAATTATCTCAGATTCAAAATGATTGTTGCATTACGTCCTATGATATTACACGTAGGAAGATCAAAATATTTAATTCAATCGATGCAAAGAAAACCGCTGTAAATGATTTTGCATTAAAAGACATTTGCCGGGCAACCTCAGCAGCTCCGACATTTTTTAAACCAGCCCGGATAAAATCAGAATTTGGAGAAATGTATAATTTGATTGACGGTGGAATGTTTGCCAACAATCCCACAATGTGTGCCTATGCTGAGGCAAAAGAACATTATCAGGATGAGGATTTATTTATTTTAAGTATAGGTACCGGGACAGAAAATAAATCATACTCATATGAAGCTAGTTGTGACTGGGGTATATTTGGATGGTTGCAACCTATCATTGATATATTAATGAATGCAAACAGTGAGTGTACAAATTATGTTGCTACCAAACTGGAGAATAAAAATGATTATATCCGATTTAATCCGTCCCTTTGTTCAGCCTCTCATGATATGGATAATGCAAGCGAAAAAAATCTATTTTCTTTGGTAGATGCTGGAAAAACATTTGTTTCAGAAAATTTAGATAAAATTAATGAGGTAGTTGATTTTTTGATTAAATAAAATATCTTTGTAGAGCTTTTTTCAATCTTTTCATAGACTTGGTGAATTTTAGTTGATTGTTTCAAACCCCTTCCAACCCGGAGGGGGTTTGTTTTTTATGCTCTCAAACATATTATAACTGTAATATTAAATGTTAAAATGTTTGGTATTATAACTGTAACACCTTAGTTTTACAGAAAATTAGTAACAATCAATAAAGTATAAAATTATGAAAGCGAAAATGACCAACTTAAAAAAAGAAGTTAAGAACGATTTGTATAAGGAATTTTTTGAAATTTCTATGAGTATGCAAACTATTAAAAAAGGTTACTCAGGAATGCAGTATGATATTGCAACTAGAGAGCTTGAAAAGTTTCAGAGTAGATTAAATGAAATTGAAAAAGAAATAAATAAAAAATAAGGAGGAACACAATGGAAAATAAATTTGAAATAAAAAAATTCGCTAATTTGTATCTGTACTCAGATGTACACCCCTTTGAAGTTGTAAAGGTAGTGAGCGAAAAAACAGTTTACATCAGGAGGATGAAGGAAAAATTAATTGAGGCACCAGTTTTACTTGGTGTTGGTGGTTTCGGTGGTTTCCATGATAATAGTACTCAGAAATGGGAATGTGTACCGGATGAAACAAGAACAGTTCAAATGTTGAGACTTGGTAAATATGGTTGGGGTCATGGAAAATATAAAATGGAGGATAGCCCTAAATATTATTATGATTATAATTTTTAAAATAGGTATAAAATGGAATACTATAAAATAATTTTAGATCAATTGGGTGGTTATAGATTTATCGCTATGACTGGAGCTAAGAATTTTGTTTATGATCAGAAAAATTCAAACATGAGTTTTTCAATTATGAGAAATTCTAAAAAGGTTACACATGTAACAGTGACATTGACTGTCATGGACGTTTACACTATGGAATTTTTCAACTGTAGAGGAGCTGAAATAAAAACCATTGCTAAGGTTGAAAATGTTTATGATGACATGCTACAGGATATTTTTACAAGGGAAACAGGATTATATACACATTTATAAATTTTAAGTCTATGAAAGAGTATAAAACAACAATTAAGAGGTTTAAATTACCAAAGGACGAATCAGAATTTAAGAAAGTAAAAATCTGTAGTTCGGGAGATGCTGAAAAATATTGCAGAAACTTTTATTTTGATGATATTGAAATTTATGAAAGTTTCTTTTTGTTACTGATGAACCAGTCAAATAATACAATTGGTTACGTCAAAATATCTCAGGGGGGGGTAGCTGGAACAGTAGTTGACCCGGTACTGGTAGCAAAATATTGTATAGAGTCACTGGCAAAGGCTTGTATTTTGTGCCATAACCACCCGTCAGGAAATTTGACACCCTCTCAGGAGGATATTGCAATAACCAAGAAAATAAAAGAGGGTTTGCATTTATTTGATATAAGGGTCACAGATCATATTATTTTGACTAGTGACTCATATTACTCATTTGCTGATAGTAGCAGTTATTTATAAATAGGAGGTAAAAGTTATGAATTATACAGAATATTGTAATCAGGAGGAACCGAGAAAGTTGAACTCATTTAGTGTTGAGTTGACAAAAAATGATTGTGAAATTTATACCCGGTACGGTAAAACGTATGTTTCAATTAATTTTAAAGGTGAGTGGCTCCAGTATGTGAAGGGAGATGATCATTCAGGACTCTATACAATGGATGAAAATGGAGAGAAAAATAAATCCAGCGTATTTTGTTTGTCTGAATTAACCTGTAAAAGTTTATTAGAGGGGGTAAAATTCAAAAATAAGTCAGGGAAGTATATACAATTCCCTTTGAGGATTTCGGACGATTTTAAGTGGTCTCCGGGAGAAACAATCGAGATACAGAGTTTTTGTGAATCAGCTGGGAATAATCCTGAACCGGGATATATTGTTGTCAATTTGGATTATGTGGGAAGTGAGAGATGTTTTGAAACTGCTTGGATAAGTGAGGTATGTTTAAAAGAAAATTTCATTAAAATCAAATAAAATTATGAGTGAGTTTTTTGATATTGCTAAAAAGAATGATCCGACTATCAAAGATATTAGGGAAATTAAAACCATTTACAAAACCTCTAATGAGTTTGGAAGGGCAAAGGGAGTATTACAGTGCCCTTTTTGTAACTCAATGGTAGAGTTTTATATATGGTCCATATCGGGAGGAGGAAAAAAATGTTATTGTGGTGTATTGCATACAACTAGATATTCAATATTGAGGTATTCAAAAAAAGAGTTAAAACAATTAAAAAAATAAGTATGGAAAAAATTGACGTAAAATTTGTTGCTATATCCTTAGAGGATTATGAGAAACTAAAAAACATGAATAATATCATACAGAAATGTAAGGATATTATGAGAGGCGCACTCATTGAAAATGATGTTAAAAAAGACCCTATAAATGTATCATGTGAGCTTTACAGGGGTATTAAATTTTGTAATGAATATTTCTTAAAAAATTCAGGTAATGGAAGAAACATTGAATATATGGGAAACAGTTAGACAGTGTATAATGTTAGCTGTTTTCATTGGTGTAATAATTTTTGCATACAAACAATTTAAAAACCTCAGAAACAATGAGAAATAAAGAAATAGTTTATTTAATGAATAAAGATACTGAGACCCCAGTGATCGTTGAATTTATGAAATATAAAATCTGGATAAGGATAGTTAAGGATTTTAAAATAGCACCATTTCAGATAAAAAGCAGTACAATGTCTTATGCTTTGGTTTGTATTTCAAGAAAACAATTTGAGTCAGGATTTAAAACCTTAAGTTCTCAGGATATTTATTCACATAATTATAAAAAAAATTGCATACTATGTGGAGGGGAGTTTTCACCAAAAATAAAAGGCTCGCTAATGGTTGAATGTTGTCCGAGATGCACGTATGAGGAAAAAAATTAAAAAACATTTTTTTATTACAATTATAATATTACATTTGTAACATCAAATTTATACTTTTTATATGTCAAAAATTATTATGAAAATTCCCACAACAGAATATAACAAGGTGAAAAAACACATTGTTGATCTGTTCGCAACTGGTAAGAAAATATCAGTCGCAAATCTATTGACCGAAATGGTTATTTCTGAGGAGATACCTGAGAGTTTATGTTTGCCTCGTGACTTCGGGACAGGGGCAACAAATCAGGTTCTTTTGGATGTCCCGGAGGATATTTACAATAAAGTCACTGAGTGTTCAGCAAAGAGTACAAATCAATGTGGTCACTGGGTAACTATTCACAACATTATTTTGAGTCTAATTATTAAAAAAATTAATTCACTAAAAAAAGCAAAGTAAAATGAAACAGGAAAAGTACAAAGTAAAAAAGTTAGTCGTAAAGGATTTCAAAAGTATTGAAAATTTAGACTATGATTTTAACGGCAAAAGTGCCTTTATTATCGGTGACAATTCATTTGGTAAAACAAGCCTTATCCAATCAATTTGGGCGTGTTTATCAAAGAAATCTTTACCACAACAGCCTATCAGAAAAGGAGCTGAAAAAGCTGAGATTATTACTATTATCGGTAATGACAAAATGGAGTACAAAGTTAAGTTATCGATTACTGAAAAAGGGGAGTACTTGGAGATTACATCACCGGACGGATTTACAACTACCAAGCTGGCAAATTTGGAGAAGTTGGTTGGAGATATTGACTTTGACATCTTTGAATTTATCGACCTTGGTAAGACGGTACCCGGAAGGAGAAAACAGGTTGAAATTATTAAATCATTCTTATCTCAGGAAACAATTAACGAGCTTGTAAAACATGATGAAACCCTGAGTAAAATTACTGAAACCCGTCAGTATATTAATAAGCGTATTGCAGATCTGAAAGGGTTGGTAAATACAGACGGTTTTTCTGATGAACAGGTTGAAACTTACAAGGAGCTTATCCCGGTAACAGATTTATTGAGAGCTTATGATGAGGCAAAAACTCACAATGATTCTTTGGCTAAACATACCGAGGTACTGGAGAAAATGGTTAATGATAAAAACTCAGTCATTGAAAATTCTAGGAAACTGGTTGAATCGAAGAAACAGCAAATTAAAGACCTAGAGGAAACAATTAAAAGGGCTGAGGAAACCATGATGAAGGTTGAACAGGATATAAAAGATATTGGTTCTGAGATTGCTGAAAAGGTTATTATCATTGATAAATCGATTTCTGAGCAAAATGAGGTTATCACAACCTTTGTCCCTATTCCACTGGATGAGATGAAGGATAAAATTGATAAGGCAAATTATCACAATGAAATGGTTACTAAAATTTCAGGGGCAATGGTTAACAGAAACGAGCTTGCAACCAATACGGAAAAGTACTCTGAACTTGGTAAACAAATGAAGTCAACAGAGACCGAAAAAGCTAAGATTATTTCAGGGTCAACACTACCAATCGAAGGACTGACATTTGATGATAACGGGCTTTATTTGAACGGCCTCCCACTTACTGAGGAACAGCTTGCAACAAATGAACTTATCCGGGTTGGTTGTAAATTGGCAATTGCTAAAAATCCAAATGTAGGGATAGTAAAAATTTCACGTTCTGAGTCCCTTGGAAAAGTTGCACTAGCTGAGATGTTGAAACTTGCAAAAGATAACGATTTTCAGTTTTTCTTTGAGGAAGTTGGGAGGGATGCAACCGAGCTACGCATTCAAATTGTTGAGGACACAAACGAACAGGAATAATATTTTAAGGGGTGAAATTCCCCTTTTTTATTTTTTATTTTGCATATTACAGTTATAATATTATATTTGTAACATTATTCACTAAAAAAATTCAGATTATGATTTTATTTTTTGACACAGAAACAACCGGGGTGCCTAAAAACTACAAAGCACCTATGACAGACGTTGAGAACTGGCCTAGATGCACTCAGATTGCTTGGTTAGTTTGTAACAATAAGGGTGAAATAATTGAGAGTAATTCATTCCTTGTTAAACCTGACGGTTGGGTAGTTCCTAAAGAGAAATTCTTTATTGACAATAATATGTCAACGGAGAGATGTGAGAAAGAGGGTACACCTATGCCTTTAATAATTGACATGTTTATTCAATCATACATGAAATGTAGTTGTATGGTTGCTCATAACATGGCTTTTGATATTAATATTTTGGGTGCTGAAACAATCCGGTACAAAAAAATAATACCAAAGAAAATTGACCAAATTTGTACAATGAACGGGTCAACTTCTTTTTGTAAGTTACCGGGTAACAAGTGGCCTAAATTAATAGAGTTGCACAATATTTTATTTGGATGTGACTTTGAGGGCGCTCATGATGCTTTGTATGATGTTCAGTGTACCGCTAGATGTTTCTTTGAGTTGGTTAAATTGGGCGTAATTTACAGATCAAACAGAAACAATGTTGTTTTTAATGGTGCTGAAATTGTAAGCAATACAAGCCGTTTGAAGTTTGCTGAGGGTTTGATCAAACAACTACCTGAATCACATGAAGGCCGTAATACATGGTTGTTAAATTACGGTATCAGTGAGGAGGCAATAACATTGAGAAAAGAAAAAGGTTTACTGTGGGATATTGAGACACAATCCTGTGAGACTATTAATTATTAAATTTATATACTATGGCAAAGATTTGTAAAGCAAGTGATGAAATTATTATCACAACCTTAAAAGCTCTGATATACGGTGAGCCGGGTATCGGTAAGACAACATTTGGACTAACAGCCCCGGACCCCATTTGTTTTGATTTTGACAGGGGGATAAAAAGGGTTGAACCAATGTTCAGAAAAGACTATGTCAATATTGATACATGGACTGAGGTAACGGAGTTAATAAAAGACCCGGTTGAGTTGAAAAATTATAAGACCCTTATTTTTGACACAGTGGGGAAATGTTTGGATTTACTTTCAGCTCAGATCATAAAGGATGACTACAAAATGAGTAATGGTAAAACTGGAGCGTTAACTTTACAGGGATTTGGTGTTTTACTTTCTACGTTCAGGCAGTTTCTCGCAAATGTTCAAAACAGTGGTAAGAATATTGTTTTTATTGCACATGACCGGGAGGCCAGCGATAATGATCGTAGATATTTCAGACCGGATATTGTAGGCCGTAACCTTGGAGCTATTATCAGAGATATGGACTTGGTTGGATATATGCAAAGTAGAAACAATCAAAGGACAATATCATTTGACCCGACAGATTCCTATTATGGTAAAAATACCTGTAAACTGGAGTCAATTATTCATATCCCGGATATGAATGTAAAACATGTTTTCCCGTTGACAGATATTTTCAATAAGTATTATGCAATGCTGGAGAAACAACATGACGTACTGATAGAATATAAAATGTTGTTATCAGTAATTGAGGAAACAATCGAGACGGTGACGGATGCTGCAACAGCTTTAGAGGTTAGTGGTAAAATGAAGGGTATTGAATCAATTTGGGATTCTGCTGTAATTGCACGCAACTTGTTTGCTGAAAAATTGAAGTCTCTAAATTTGAAGTATAACGTTAAATTAAACATTTTCGAGTAATGAATATATGTTTATACCCAACCCTATTAGACGGGTTTATTCGTTATGTAAATGGGCTACAGGACAAAACTTCTCTGTTGAATAAAATCAACAGAGTAGAAACTCCCTCCAGCGAGTCTGCAAACAAGGGAAAAGCATTCCATTTATTGACCTCATTAAAATCGGAGGAGCTGGAACAGACCAAAACAATTCAGGAAAAAACTGGAGATAATACCTACAGGATGAGTTTTTGGGACTTTAAGGCTCCAGTAGTTGATGAGGTTTGGAACCTACGAAAAGGAGGAAAGCATGAACAATTTGCATGCAAGCCGATAAAGATCGGAGAGCATAATATTTTGTTGTATGGCTGGATTGATACTCTGAAATTTGGAACCGCTCAGGATGTGAAAACTACAGGGTGGTACAAGGAACTTGAATATTTGTCTTTAATGCAATGGAGAGTTTACCTTTATTGCACCTCAGCGCACGTATTTAAGTTTATTATTACGGACTTCAATAATGTTTATCAGGAGGATTATACCCTCACAAATGAGATGCTAGAGGGTTTAAAAACTTGGATATTGAGATTCATTGATTTTGTTCAGGAAAATATGAATGAGATCACTGATAAAAAATTATTCGAGTATGAAAAATATTTTGAAAAATATTATGAAAAGTTTGGTTATTAAAAAATAATTGTATTTTTACATCGACAAATAAATGTCAGGAGCTTGGAACCTCCTTAATAAATGCAAGAAATGAAAAGTAGTTTATCATACAATATAGCCCTTAAAGGCTTAAAATCCCAAAAGAAACAGAGTTCTTGCACTCGTTCCAGCTTTTGGGATTTTGCTTTTAAGGGTTTTTCATTTACTAAATAATATGATGAAGGAAACTTTTATAATACGAACAGAATGGTATGAGGCAATTTCAGAATTGAGTTTGTCCGACCAAGGAACCATATTTAAAATGCTGTTTGAGTATCATATTGACGAAACCAAAATAAACCTAAATAACCTAAATAACCTATCGGTTAAATTGGTTTGGAAATTGATTGAGCCAAATTTAAAACGTAATATAAATCAATATGATAACAGGTGTAAAACATCGGCACAAAATGGAAAACTAGGGGGTAGACCTCCAAAAATGGAGAAACCTAAAAACAACCTAAATAACCTAAATAAACCCTTATCTGATATTGTTAGTGATACTGATAGTGTTCTTGTTAGTGATACTGTTTCTGAAAATGATATTGAAAAACCAATTAAGAGTAAAGTCAAAAATTCAAAATTTTCGACTGACTACAAAAAAAGATTATTGTCAGAATTGGAAAACGCAGATTTTGAAAATGAGAAATATCATGAATACTTAAAAATTGCAAAATCATTTCAGCAACTTTTTATTTTCAATTTAAAAGAGGCCGGGGCGACTTTTAAAATTCAAGAGAAAATGAAAGGGGATTGTGTTGATGATATTAGATTGATGATTGAGTCAGACGGATGCACAATTGAACAATTCAGGCAGGTTTTTGAATTTTTAAAAACAGACAAGTTTTGGAAATCAAATATTTTGAGTACCGGAAAATTAAGGAAACAGTTTAGTAAATTAATCATAACCAAAAAAAATAATGGAAACAAATTTGAGCAAAACAGAACAGAGCTTGCAGATTATGCACAGTCTATACTCTCAGAACTCGAAAATAGAACTATATCGTAAATATGGTAAATTGACAATAAAGTCGATCGCTCAAATGGTGGTTAAGGATGAACTTTTAAACATGAGGCAACTGAGCAGAATTGATGAGGCTATGACTATTGGTGTTTTAAAACTTATGATAATTGACTTAGCAAATTCCTTTAATATTAGCAAGCCAATGACTAAGGGCCAAATTGAGGAGTTGTCTCTATTCATATTGCAAACATTTCCTTTTTATACCTTGGAGGATTTCCAATTATTTTTTACCCTAGTTAAAATGTCTGAATTTGGTCAGGTATATGATCGTTTGGATTCTAGTGTAGTAATGGACTTTTTGTATAAATATGACTCAAAAAGGACTGGAGAGATTGTGAATGCACAGGAAACCTTTAAGCCCTCAAAACAAGAACAGGCAGAGGCGTTATCTGTATTGGTTGAAAAAGGAGTTGTAAAAAAGACCTCCAGTGATCAACCGATTAAAATAGGTGAGTTTGTAAGACCAAAGGACAGACAGAAAAAAGCGGTTGACATTTCTCATCAGATAATTAATAACTGGTCCTATTCTATTGAAAAAATGATTTCTGAGTATGGATATGATGAGATAACAGCTCAAACCATATACAACTACTTTGAAAAGAAAAAACCTTTAATTGAGGAGAAAAGGATATTATTTGAGGATATGTTTAAGACCTCAGAATTTTTGGGAACAATTGCACCGTTAATTTAATAGATATATGAAAAAAGAACAATTTATAGAAATCGCAGAATGGCAAAATAAAACATTCGGAAGCGCTACATCACTAAGTAAAGTAAATCACTTGAAAAAAGAGGTAGATGAATTGATTATTGCATTAAAATATAAATATGAAAATATAAGTTACAGGCAAGAGGAGGATATATGTGAGGAATTTGCTGATTGTTTTATCTTATTATTTGGCGCTGCTGATTCTTACGGATTTACTTTTGATAATATCTGTGAAATAATTAATAAAAAAATGGAAATTAACAAACTCCGTAAATGTGGAAACCCTGGTAAGGACGGAATAGTATAGCATATAAAATGAAAAAATTTATATGGTTATATTTCCTGATTGTTCTCTGTACATTTAAGGCTACAAGTCATAAAATTGAATGCAGATATGTTGAGGTTGTTTATATACAACAAAACACGTGGGACATTTTAAAACATAAAATTGACTCAATGAGTTTGGAGGAAATAAATACCCGGTACAAGTTGAATTTTAAAACTAAACCAATTTTGTAAATTATGGAAACAGTACACGAATTGAAAACAATTCAACCGTTTTTTGATGAGATCATAAACGGGAGAAAAACATTTGAATTTCGATTGAATGACAGAGATTTTAAAGCTGGTGACACTGTTGTGTTAAAAGAATTTAATCAGGAGTTTAACACCTATTCAGGCCGGGAGGTTGAGGGTGTTATTACTTATGTGCTGGAGGGCTTTGGAACAATCCCGGAACATTATTGTATTTTTTCATTCAAAATAGATTTGTTTAAGTTTTTTGTAAATTTTGTAAAACCCGAATTAAAAAGTTGTCAAAATGGAATTGGAAAAAGCGAAATTGATAGCTGAAAAGATTAAATCATTGCTGTCACCACATTGTGAAAAGTGCGAAATTGCCGGGAGCATACGCCGGGAGAAAGTGGATGTAAAGGATATTGAAATTGTCTGTATTCCAAAACTGGATGAGGTTTTTCATATGGCAAATCAGGACTTTCAGAACATTGTAAATTCATGGACTAAGGTAAAAGGAGAGCCAACAGGTAGATACACTCAGCGAATTTTACCGGAGGGGATAAAGTTAGATTTGTTCATTGTTGATCATGGAAACTTTGGGATTCAGATAGCAATTAGAACCGGGTCATCAGAATATTCCCACCGGGTACTAGCCACAACATGGGTAAAAAGAGGGTACAAGTCAGAAAACGGTTACCTGTATAAAGAAGGTAAAAGGTATGAGTTTACAACTGAGCAAGAATTTTTTGATCATTTACAGATACCTTATTTACACCCGAAATATAGGTTCCTTATCAATGACAGACCGAGTTTAAATATGTTGCCAAAAGATCATTTAAAATATTAATTTATGGTGTTTATCATATGCAAACCAAGCCAACATGCACACATTGAGCATTCAATAAATTTGAAGTCTCCCAATGTGTATTTACAGGACAATGATTATGAGCTTTCATTTTCTATTATGAAAAGGGCTAAAAATGTTGTATTATGGAATAAAGTTCATCATTTGAATGAGGATGAGGAAAGTTTATTGCATTTGTCTAATTGTTATCGTATTCCTTTACTATCTAAAAAATATTTAATCAATGAGTAAAAAAAGTTTATTGAGCTTAATAGGTGAGTTTTTAGGCCATAAAATAGCTGTATGCACTAATCTAATGAACGAGGCTCATAACCACGAAAAAAACATGATGAATTTAAGAATTATAACAGGGTGTGACGATAAGAAAGCATACAGGTTATATTTGAAAATATTAAAATCAGGTATGAGCTTTAAATTTGTTGAGGATTTTTATTGCAGATATGGAAAGTTTCCAAATGAGGTTGAAAAATGAAAAAATTTAAAGATGTAAAGAAAAGGGAATTTTTCCCTCTTAATAAATCAGGAGAAATAGACTGGTATGCAGTATGGAATGAAAATAATGGAAAACCAAATTGCGATACAGAAGGTCATATATTTATGGCTCCTCCTCATTGTGACGAAGGTTATTGTGTATGTTATAAATGTGATTTAAAAGTTAAAAATGAGTAATGTATCTTTTAGAATTGAAGGGTCATTGACCAGCTTGAATGATTATATCTCAGCAGAGAGAACCAATAAATTTATGGCAGCTGGGATAAAGAAAAAAGAAACTCATAAAGTTTGGGCTTATGCTGAGAATGCAAAGAGGCAATTTAAACCAAATCCAAACGGGTTGTATGACTTATTTATCCGGTGGTATGAAAAAGATAATAGGAAGGATTCAGACAATGTTTTTTCTAGTGTTAAATTCATTTTGGACGGTATCGTTAAAGCTGGAATTATCAACGGTGACGGACGTAAGTATATAAGAAACATTCATCACTATATTGATACGGATGCACAGAGCCCTCATATTGATGTATTGATGAGCTTAGTAATATAACGCAAAAATTGGCGCCGTTATCAAATGGCGCTAATTGACCGTTGATGGCGGTTTTAATCGCAAACACTAATGTGCGAGCATCAGCGAGCGACCTGATTAATTATAAAAATAAAATATATGAAACCCTGTTCAGATTGTGGATTTAAGACAGTTACCAACTGCGAGGAAATTTGCCCGGAAGGAAAGAAAACAAAGGATTGTGTTGGGTGTACGGTTATGACTTGTTTTTATAATTGTCCGGTGTACCAGTATTTTAAACCAGTTAATAAGGATGTAAAAAATGAAAGAGAAAATCAGAAAACAGAAATCTAAAGCGAAATATGATTTTATCAGGTTTCTTGGAACTATTCCCACGTTTGAATGGTTGCCTATCATTGACGGGTTTTGGGATGACTTCGACAGACATTTCTTAGAGATTGACAGGCCTAAAAAAAAGTATGATTTTAAATTTGAAGAAAATGAGCAGCGTTAAAATTGAGTTAACTCTTAAGAAGGATGAGAAGGGTGTGACCTTGGTCATGAGAAACAGAGAGTTTATTTTGTCTCAGTGCGAACAAATGTTTTTAAAAGGTATTCATGAGGTAGACTTGACGGCAGAATTAAAGAGGCAAACTAAACCCTCAAATAAACAACTTGCTTTTTATTTCAGGGAGATTATCCCAAAATGTGTTGCAGGGTTGAAGGATGCTGGATATATGGGTATTGATTTAAGCAAGGCGCATGACTACCTAAAGGATATGTTTTTTTGTGAGATTTTAGAGGGTATAAATTCAGATTATATCAGAATACCCCGGAGCCTATCAACTGCTACCAGTGAGGAGTTAACGGAGTATATTGAGAAATGTATCACATTTATAACCTCTGAGCTTAATGTTCGGATTGTTTCCCCGGATGAATATAAACAAAATAAATAAATACAATGGAAAAAAATTCGAAAACAGCTTACGAGGTAATTGCTGAGATAAATGGCCTTACCCATGTAAAAGAAAATATATTTATTGATAAGGATAAAAATTTGTTTTATCTCAATAAATATGGATTTCACACAGTAATTGAGTTGAGCAATATCAAGCTAATTAAGGAGCGGAAAGTACTGGAAATTGACAGGAAAATTTTCAATTTGGAAAAACATAATGAGTCAATAAATATCAGTAAAAGAAAGCAAAGAGTGATTAAAGATTTGCTGAAAAGAAATATATCTGACATTGAAAAATTGAGGATTATTAGTGACATTTTAACTCCAAATGATACAATATGGAGGAATAAAAAATAATTTTAAATTCAAAAAGTTATTATATTTGTAACATTAATTATTAATCAAAAAAGGAGCAATTATGACAAAGATCACTAAAGTTTTACAGGTTTACGTTACTTTGACCGATGCTGAACAGGCTGAAAAAGTAAGCGAGTTGACATCAGCTTTAATGGATAAAACAGAAAAGGAAACTTTTTTGAAGTCCTATGTAAGTGATGAGAAAGCAAAAATCTCAATGGTTGACGCAAATATTAAAATGTTGACCTTGGTTGTTTCAAAGAAACAGGAGTTAAGGAATGTTGAATGTGAGGTAAAAAAGAACTTTGAGACCAAAAAGATTGAGTACTATTCTACTCAGAATAATGAATTGATCAAAACTGAGCCGTTCTCAGCAAGTGATTTCCAGCTTGACCTACATGAGCAGCTTGCAATTCAGGAACTGGATAAAATGAATAATGATGCAAATGAACCATTCGCAGAGGCAGTAATCTTAGAGGGTAGTGAGATAACAGAGGGTAACCCTAAACTGAAAAAGAAAACTGGCAAAATCATTAAAATTTCTGAGGAAGCTGAAACAGAAACGAAGGAAATCAAACCGGAGGAAGGTCTCCAGCATTCAATTGAGTTGGAAAAGAAAAATGAAGTTGAACAGGAGAAAAAAAACGAGGACTTATCAGAGGCTGAAAATATCAGAAAGGTACTCATTGAATGTAACTGGAAACGTAGGGAGGCTGCAATAGTTTTGAGTATTTCTGAACGGACCTTAGGAAGAAAAATGAAAGAATTTGATATTAACCCGGTATAATCCCTCACAATGAGTAAAAGAACTGCAAAAAGAGCAGAACGGAGAGAGCATAAACAAAAACTCAATTCAATTCTTACGATGTTCAGAGATGAGATAAAATACATTAACTGTGATGATGTGAGGAAGGAAAATAAAATGATTAAAGGGGTTTTTGATAAATATAATAACTACTGGCTTGCGTACTGTAAACAACAGGGGCAAGTCAGTTCTTATTTAATGCCGTCTGTTTTGGCTTTTCAAAATAGAGTCGGTCATAAACCTGACAAATTCAATGTATTTACATATCTCATTAACCAGTTAAAATTTTGGTAATGTCACAAGCTGTAACAATAACCCTGTACGATCAAATAAAGTTGGCAATATCAATAAAGAATTTACGTGAGGATATTAACACTCCAGTAACAGATCAGGATGTTATTGAATATTTGAAGGAACATGTTGAGGAGTATGCAATGAGATTCAGAAACATTAAAAGTGATATGCTGGTTTCTTTACCTAACATAAATATGTTTTGACGAAATGAGGTTTATTTTATTTGACCCCTCGAAAGAATTTTGACAAACAACCTAAAAGTGTGGATGAAAATATTTTAAATACATGCCATACAACATAAATAAATACTTGCGTATTAATCTGTAAATCAGTAGTTTCAATGGAGCAATTAAATAACTGATAAAATGAAATTATACACCGGAAATTTTGCAAACGTTAAGAAGTATAGAGAGGCTGGTATATTCCCAGTATCAATATCCTGTTATGCGAAGTACTACGAAGGAGCTAAGTACCCAAAACTTTCACCAAATTACAGTTGGTTACATCTACCCCCCGGAGAATATACAGAGAAATTTAAAGGTCTTTTGAAACCCATAAACCCGGTAACCGTATTAAATGAACTGGAGGTATTATCAAAAGGTAAAGATGTTGTTTTGCTTTGTCATGAACCGGAAGGAGAGTTTTGTCATAGACAATTAGTTGCAAAATGGTTTATTCTTAACCTGAGGATAGAAGTAAAAGAACTCGGAAAAATGGAAAAGCCGAAAGATGCGGAACAAATCAAACTATTTTAACCAATAACAAAAGATTATGTTTATAGGTAGCACACCCAAAGAGGTTAGGATTCTTATTCAGGATATAATCGCTAAAGCAAAAGGAATAAAGAGTATTTACATAGGATGTTCAGGTAACTTTACTATTGATAAAGTATGTTCTAAGTTAGGGTATAAGGTACACTCAAATGATGTTTCCCTTTATTCAAAGTTAATAGCTGACATATTACTCAATGAGGAGACATTTGTTGACATTGTTAATCCTGAATTGAAACAAATATTTGCAAACTGGAGTGATAGCAAATATAAAAAATTGATTCAGGTCATGTATGCAATCAAAATAAGCGAGTTTGTTGACCGAAAGAATGACTACCAAAAAATGTTCTTTGACTCATGGGTTGATCAGTCTCAAAAGTATTATTTGAACAGTATCAATAAGTTAGAGAAAGGGGCGTTTGATTTTCAGATAGCCTCGTTTTCGTTCTGTGACTTCGTCGACCATTTAAAGAATACGCCAGCGAATAGCGTAGGTATATCATTCCCACCAACTTACAAGGCTGGATATGAAAAGATATTTAATTTTGTAGAGAAATCCTTTGACTATGAGCGAGCGAAGTACAATATGTTTGACCCAAAAGATGCAGGGATATTATTTGAGGAGTTGTTAGAGTCCGGGAAACAGATCATATACTCAGATAAGGACTGGAAAAATATTACAAAGTTTAAGGTTGGTTCTGTTAATTTGGGACAGGGTAAGCACCCGGTATTTATTTACTCCAGTTTAAAAGGCCGTAAAAAATACTACATTGAGCGAGATTCTCAGGTACTGGATTCAAAAATTAAAGTTATACCAGTTGACTTTGAGTTTAAAGATGATACGAAGATAACCTGTGATCTTTACCCGGTAAAAGATATAAATTACTTCAAAGCGTTTTTCATGGGCTCAAAAGTGAATTATACAACCGGAGGAGATATGGGTCTCATTTTTTTTGCCGACGGTAGAGCGTTTGGGTTTACATCATTCAGCAAAACCCTAAGCACAATAGATGAGATTTTTGTTCAGAGTGATTTTGTAGTGTTCAGCAATGTGCCTAAATTGAGTAAGTTGCTTATTATGCTTACCAAGTCAAATGAGGTAAGACATACAGTGTGCCGTAAGCTCGGAAATTATTACGAAGGACTTAAAACAACCGTTTACACTACTAAGGCGGTTTCAATGAAGTATAGGGGTGTATATACCCTAGAAAAGAGGTTTAAGGATAAACTTATATACACATCAAAATTTAATAACCTGTCATTAATTGAAAATTATCAGATATGGAAAACCAAGAAAAAGTAAACCCGGCAATTATCGATGAAACAAAAGTGAATTCTATTAGGACCCAGCTGGAGAGTCATAATGAATTGATAACTCCATACAAACTGGCATATGTTAACCCGGTTGAGGATTGTGTATTGTTGCAGAAAAATGCCCGGTACATGGATAAGGCAGTACTGGATAAACTGGTTAGTAATATTGCTGAGGATGGTTTTTTGTCTCAGTTACCTTTTTCCATGAAAAGAACAGAGGACAGCAAATATTTAATCCTATCAGGTAACCACAGAATAAAGGCAGCGATAAAAGCAAAACTGGAATATGTGTTGATCATGTACATTGATGAGGTTTCAAAGGACAGGCAAATTGCATACCAGTTGAGTCATAACTCCCTAGTGGGTAAAGATGATGTACAGATGTTAAAAGACATATTTGAGGAGATCAAATCTATTGAGAATAAAAAATACTCAGGGATTAACGATTTGCATTTTATTGATATTGAAAAGCTAAATATCACAACCATAACGGACGCAGATATTGAACTCACTGAAATGAAATTTTTGTTTATTGAGTCACGTGCTAAGGATGTGCAAAAGATTTTAGCAATACTGGAAAAACAAAAGATTGACTCAAACACAGCCTTGGTAGTAGGTAAATTTGAGGAGTTTGTCAAAACGATGACAGCGGTTAAGAAAGTTTATAATATAAAATCAAATACAGTTGCTTTCAGTAAAATGATCGATATTTGTAACGAAGTTGTAAAAGCTGCAAAAAACTGATTTGATTTATGGCTGTTACCGGGAGACCAAAGGAAAATATCTATGACAAATACGTTAAGGGCAAAGAGGAAACAATCTTAGCCCTTTGTCGTAACGGAGCGGATAATAAAATAATTGCACAGCATTTGGGTTGTGGTACAACTACGCTAAAGAAGTTATTAAAAACCTACCCGGATTTTAAAAAAATGATCTTATCCTCTAAGGAGGTCGCTGACTTAGCGGTTGAATCGGCTCTATACAGGAGAGCTTTAGGATATGACTATGAGGAAACAATCACAGAGGTAAATGTTAGCAAGGACGGGTCAACGTCCACAACTACAGTAAGGAAAATCAAAAAGCATGTGGTACCTGATACACTGGCTTGTTTTGGATGGTTGAGACATAGGAAAAAAGAGGAGTGGAATGCTGCTGAGAGAGAGGCACCAAAGGGAGATATTACAGTAACGTTAGACCTTGGAGCGTTAGAACATGAGGACGAAAAGGAATAATCAATTAGGGTCGATTTATGAACATTTCTTATATAAGGCCATACCTCTATACCAAACAAAAGGCGTTTGTTGATTCTATATACAGGTACACAGTCGTAGAGGCAAGTACTAAATCAGGCAAAACAATAGGGTGTCTTGTTTGGATATTTGAAAAAGCATTACAGGGTAAACTTGGGGATAATTGCTGGTGGGTGGCTCCGGTTTACCAGCAATCTAAAATTGCATTCAGGCGTTTAAAGAGATTCATTAAAACTTCATACCCGTACTTCGCAAAGTTCAATGAAAGTGAGTTAAGGATTGTTTTATTAAACGGTGTCGTTATTCAATTTAAGTCAGGAGAAAACCCGGACAACCTTTACGGTGATGATGTGATCGGATGTGTTATTGATGAGGCCACACGTTGTAAAAAAGAGGTGTTTTATGCAATCCGTTCCACTCTGACAAAAACCAAGGGTAAGTTAAAAATTATCGGAAATGTAAAAGGCCGGGATAATTGGGTTTGGGAACTAGCAAGGAAAGCTGAGAAAAAAGAAAATCCAAACTGGGAACATTTTAAGTTAACTGCCTTGGATGCTGTGGAAGGAAAAGTTTTCTCAATGGAGGAGCTGGAAGATGCAAGGGCAACCCTCCCGGATGAGATTTTCAACGAGCTTTATATGGCTGAGGCATTCGATGACAGGGGTAAACCTTTTGTGTGGGCTTTCTCTGACAAGAATATCTGTGACGGGTATAAATTAACTCAGGATTTGCCTTTGTATGTTTCGTTTGACTTCAATGTTGACCCTATTACAGCCACATGTCACCAGCACGCATTTGATAAGAGCTGGATAAGAACAGCTAAGGAGTTTAGAATCTCAAACTCAAATATTTATGATTTGTGCGACCATATCAAAGCGAGTTTGGGAATGACAGACTTTGATTTTATTGTCAATGGTGATGCAAGCGGAAATAATAACTCAGCATTGGTAAAGGATAATTTAAACTATTTTAGGGTTATTCAAAAAGAGCTGGAAATTCCCAGCCAAAATTTTAACATACCCGGAAGTAACCCAGCATTGAGAAATAGTCGTATGTTAACAAACAGTTTATTTGCTAAACACCTTGATTGTAAAGTTGACAGAGAGTGTAAATACACTATTGAGGATTTAAGATATGTGCAAGTACTGGCAGACGGTACCATTGATAAAAAGACCGGGACCCTCACTCACTTGTTAGATACTGTTCGTTATTATCATTGGTCGAATCATTCAGACTACATCAAAAATTATGGAAATTAAAACCCTTTAGAATATGAAATTATCCATTTTGTCAATCGTGTTAATATTCCTATGCACTGTATGTAAAAAGGAAGAAAAACAGGTATGCTATGAGTGTACAATGTTAAATTCTGTTAAGACTCATGAGTATTGTGGTACTCAGGAAGTGGTTGACTCTTTAACAGGGAAACTCATTAGAGTTGGAAAAAATGCTGGAGAAGTTTGGAATTGTTCAAAAGAGTAATATCTTTGTGGTCTCAATACCTGTGTTTCATAATTTGTTTTTTACCATTGTATGCCAGCGGAAACCCTTAAATGAAAATTTAGGGGTTTTCTGTTTATGTGTGAAAATATTTTTACCTTTGTAGAAAAAACGGCATGAAATTACCTTGGAGCAAAAACAAAGAAAAACTACCCGTTGTTATCGATAACAGCAAAAACACTGATTTGGAGTTAATTTATAAGTCCTTGGACGGTAAGCATGAATTTTACTCATGGAGAAATTTTACAACCATACCAGCGACTAGGGCAATAGCTGGAGAAAGAGCCTCCCGGTTTTCTGAGATGATGGTCACAGAAAAACTATTGAAGTTTTCCCTCAAAAAATTTAAGGAGCATGTTTCGAAAAATAGAATGGTTGAGGCCTTGGCTATAATCAATGAAATAGATGTGAGG